AAGTAATGACGGACAGATTTCCACTTATAGCCAATCCAACATCTAAACAAATTGAGGAGTTGGCTTCTGGTGATAATTTAAATCTCCAAGGAAGTGGTATTGTTGGTGCTACAACTATAACCGCAAGTAAGTTTGTTGGAACTCTCCAAGGGAACGCAACGAGTGCAGACACATTAAACGATGCTGCAAATATAACTACTGGAACAATTAGTTCTTCTAGATTATCTGGTTATTATGGAATTGATGTAAATAGTGCAAATATACTTACGAATGCTGCAAATATAACTTCTGGATTTATTAGTAGTGATAGATTAAATGGTAATACTTATGATATTAATATTGAAGGTCGAGCAAATCGAGCAACATATTTAAATGATGCGGCAAACATTCTTAGTGGAACTATAGATCCATCAAGATTATCTGGAACATATGATATTAATGTTTCTTCTGCTGCAACTTCTTATAATTTAGCACCAGGTCTTTATGCTGTTGATATTACTGGAAATGCAGCAACTGCCACTACTGCTATAAATCTTTCTGGTGGCAATGTTACTGGAACAAGTTTAAACATTACTGGATTTTCTACTTTAGGTGTAACATCAGTTACAAATCTAACAGTAACCAATACTGCAACAATTGGGTATTCTACAATCACATTCTCTTCGATTGGAATTGCTACCATAGGATTTTTGAATGCAACCAATACTAATGTTTCTGGAATTTCCACTGTAGGATTTTTAACGGCATCCAGCATTTCGACACCAAATGCAAATGTTGGAATTTTAACAGCAAATACATTATCAGGTATTAATACTGCTAGTATTACTAATTTGACTGTTGATTATCTTAGAGCATTACAACTTACGACTTTAGACGAAATCAATACTGGAATTGCAAGTATTGGAATTGCAACTATTGGTTTTTCTTCAATTACGAATGCTTATATTGGTATTGCGACCATAAATCAAATTAATATTAGTACAGGTATACTCACTGCGACTACATTTAGTGGAAATTTAACTGGTACTGCTACAACTGCTACAAACCTTGCCGATGCGGCAAATATAACGACTGGAATCATAGACCCAGCAAGATTATCTGGAACTTATAATATTAGCATTACTGGTGATTCTCAAGCATCAACAGCAACAACGGCAACTAATGTTATTGGTGGTATTGCCTCTGTTACTAATTTAAGAGCAACAGGAATTACAACTCTTGGCACTGCCAATGTGAGTCAATTAAATTCTGTTGGCATTGCTACTGCATCTTTCTTTTCTGGAAGTGGAATTGATTTAGTTGGCATTGTAACTCAACTCACAGTAGGAACTGGTCTCACTTTAACGTCTTCTCAAGCAGTTGGAAAAGGAACAGTTCAAGTTGGAATCAAAACTTCAATTGGTAAAACAATTTACGTTGCTTTTGAAGGTAGTGATACAAACACTGGATTAGTGGAAAGTGACGCAAAAAGAACAATCAAAGCAGCAGCAGCACTTGCATTACCTGGAGATACAATTAAGGTTTTCCCTGGAACTTATGTTGAAAATAATCCTATCACATTAGCAGCAAATGTTTCCGTTCAAGGAACAGAACTTCGCAACTGTATTGTAACTCCACAATCTTCAGGTCTAGACTTATTTTATGTAAATAATGGTTGTCATATAACTAACCTAAGTTTTAATGGTGCTCCCGCAACTAATAATGCATCAGTTGTATCATTTGTTCCACTGTCTGGTGTTGCAAGTGATAGATTTTTTGATGCGGCAAGATTGATTAGACTAAATCTTGATTTCATTGCAGATGAAACTGTTGGATATTTAACAAGCACAGATTATAAAAATCCAGTATTCAATACTGGAATAAGTACAATTAAACAAGGTGTCAAGTCTGCACTGAAAGCAGTGTCTCACGATATCACAAGAGGTGGAAATTCCAAGTGTGTAGGAGCAGGAAAATCATACTACACTGCAGAAGGGGCACTTCAAAACATTGTTGGATTTAAGACAGAAACAATTGATGCACTAAATTATGCTGCTGGAATTGCAAGGTCTTGCATTAATAATGTTTCTTTTGCAAAAACAAGTGGTGGAAATTATCAAACATATTATACTCAAGTAAAAGATTTAAGTATGCAACCTGATGGTGCATACGGCAATGAAAGTCTAAGTGGTTGTGCGAATGTTGTATCGGCAATTTACTCCTGTGTTGGTGTAGTTACAACAATTATCAATCAAGGTTTAAGTGTCCTTGGTGTGGGAATTAATACGACATATCCTGGAAATTCGGGTCTTGGCACATCAGTCGAAAATGACCCATCATTCTCTCCAGGAGTTGGAAATATTGATAAAGGACCTTATATTCGTAACTGCACTAACTTTATTGCAAATAGTATTGGTCTCAAAGTTGATGGATTTGCAGCAGAACCAGGAGACCAAACTGATATTGGTGTAACTGGTTCGATGAGTGTTGATAGTTATACTCAATACAATCAAGGTGGAATTGGTGTTTCGATTACAAATGGTGGATACGCACAATTAGTTTCCATCTTTACTATTTGTGATGATATTGCAATTTACACTGCATCTGGAGGACAGTGTGATATTACCAACTCCAACTCATCATTTGGTAATTATGGTCTTTATTCAGTCGGTGTTGGTGACAATACAACAAAGTCCATTTATCGTTACACTGGAACCGCAACAACAGAGGCAGCAGCGAGGTCAAATGTAATTACGATTTCTGGTGTTGGAACCAATCGTCCTTATGACGGTCAATCTTGCTACTTTGGAACTTTATATTATAATATTAATACTATTCAAGTAGATAATGGTGGTTCTGGTTATACTGGACAACCAACTGTTACGATTAGTGACCCAACTGGACCAAATGGAGTTGCAGCACAAGCATCAGCAACAGTTGTAAATGGTTCAGTCACTGAAATTAATGTTTTAAATTCTGGTTCTCAATATTTGAATTCTGGAGTAACAGTTACAATTGCAGGACCAGCAGGTGCAGGAACAACAGCAACTGCTTCTGTTTCTAATTATCAACCAATTTATTATAAGGTTTCTTCTGCGACTTTACCTTCTTCTGGTATTTCTACGGTCTCATTTTTACAGACACTAAATAATACAGTTAGTGCTGGAACAACTGTATATTTTGCAAGGGGAAGTTTACAACTCGCATCCACAATTTCATTCGAATACGTTGGTGCTGGTACAAACATTTTTACAGCAAAACCTGCTCTTGGTGGTGTTGTAATCCCTGAAAATAAAGTAGTTCAAATTGACGGTGGAACTGTAACTTATACGAGTACAGACCAATCAGGTAATTTTAATATTGGTGATGGTGTTGTGATTAACCAATCAACAGGTCAAATATCAGGTAGAGATTTTACAAAAGCACTATTCACTACTATGACACCATTTATTCTTGCACTATCAGATTAAGGAGGAGTATTAGAAATGGCAATTGCGGCAGCAGCAGTAAATAATTTTAAAACATATACCAAAGTTGTTGGGTTGACGACTGATCTTGTTTATACAGCACCCGCAGGATATGTTGGAGTATTTTTATTAGCTCAATGTGCTAATATTAGTACTAGTACTCAATCGATTAGTTGGTATCACAATCGTGTAAGTTCTGGTTCAACTGTAACCACAGAAATCGTAAAAGATTTTTCAATTCCAGCAAACGATACAGCAAATCTATTGCCTGGTAAATTGGTATTAGAAACTGGTGATTTTATTACAATCAGTGGAAGTGCAAGTACGACCCCAGCAAAACTTAAGTTTATTACAAGTGTTCTTGAAACCTCAAATCAATAATAGATAAATGGCAACTCCAGGATTTCTCAGCAAGAGAGTTAAAAAGAAATCACAAACTGGTCTTACAACAGACCGTTATGAATTTTTGGGTTTAGACCAAGCAGAACCAGATTTGGGAGACCCATTAGTTGGTATTTCTTCTATTGGTGCAAATCCTGCTCCAATTGCTGGAACTCAATATGTTTTAATTTCTAATAGTGAAAATACTGGGAAAAGATATTGGGTTGCTTCTTCTCAATTGTCTGGTGGTGGATTAATTCCTGGTTCTTTTACAGTATTTAATAACAGTATTCAGGTTGGTGCCGCAAATAGTTTTAATAAGTTTAATTTTGTTGGTACTGGGGTAACAGTAGATTTTGTTGGTGCAGCAGTAACGCAACAAACTGGTATTGCAACAGTTAGAATTACCGTAACGGATTTAGTTGGACCAGGAAATGTAAATTCAATATCATATAAGGCAAGTAATGGACTATTAGCAGGGGCATCTGACTTTGTATATTTGAGTGGAAATATTGGTATAGGTTCCACACAACCAACAGTGCCACTAGATGTAGTAGGTAATGCAAGATTTACTGGTATTATAACTGCCTCTAGTTTTACTGGTAATCTTACTGGTACAGCAACTACAGCAACCACTGCAAATAACGTAAGTTCTACTATTAATATCAATACTTCTGGTATTATAACTGCCTCTAGTTTTACTGGTAATCTTGCTGGTACAGCAACCACTGCAACTACTGCTCTTGGTTTCTCTACAACTGCTAGTATCAATACTTCAGGTATTATAACTGCCTCTAGTTTTACTGGTAATCTTACTGGTACAGCAACTACTGCCAATAACGTAAGTTCTACAATCAATATTAATACTTCAGGTATTATAACTGCCTCCACATTTTATGGAAATTTAGTAGGTAATATTTCAACAACAGGTCAATCATTTAATACTATATCTGTCATAGGACTTTCTACATTTGCAAATGGTCCAATACTAGTAGGGAGAGCAACTACAACAGGAACTGCAACACAAGCACTTCAAGTGGAGAGTGGTGGATACTTCAATGGTTCTGTTGGCATTGGAACTACAAATCCGTCATCAAAACTTCACGTTGTTGGTGATGGTAACTTTACTGGTACTGTTACTGCTACTTCATTTTCTGGTTCTGGTTCCAATCTAACTGATTTGTTATCCAATACAGTATCAACTTCTTCTACAACTGCTCCTCAATATATTGGGTTTGTAAGTGCCACTAGTGGCACTATAACATCTAATTTAGTAAGTAGCACATTAACCTATATTCCATCAAGTGGAAGTTTGGGTATTGGAACCACAAATCCAAGAACACCACTTCAAGTTGAGACTTATGGAGTAAAAACTGGAGTTGGAACATTTGATGCGTCTGTTGGGGTTTCCACAACAATAGATAGTTTTTCTGTCTCTTCTACTGACTTTAAGGTTGCTGAATATACAGTTCATATTGGTTTTGGTTCTTATATTCAGGCACAGAAGGTTCTCGTAACACAAGACCAATCTACTGCATATTCTTCTGAGTATGCAGTAGTTTATAATAATTCATTGATTGTTTCTATTGGAGCAACAATTAGTGGAGGAAATTGCATTCTTCAAGCAACTCCACAAACTGATATTAGTGGATTGACGACTTATAGATTTGCAAGAAATACCTTACTCTAATACTGAAACTTATATTATGTTTTTCGGTATGCTTAGTTCTCAATTCATAAATAACTAAAAAGACCGATGGCAGATAAAAACTTTGGAGTAAAGGGGATAAACTTTGTTGGTGACCCTGGTACGCCAACAATTTCTATAGCATCCTCTACCATCACTTATGCGGGAAATTTAAACCTTAACGCACCTACTGTTGCTATCAGTACAGATGTTTCAATCGGTGGAAAAGTTGTATCAAATTTAGTTGTATCGGATACTTATTCAGTTGGTATAGGAACCACAGTTCTGACTGAAAAATTAAATGTAAGTGGAAATGCAAATATTTCGGGTGTTGTAAGTGCTACTGGTTTTGTTGGTTCTGGTGTTAGTTTAACTGGATTATTAACAAACCAATCATCTGCAATTGATACTGGTGAATATCAGTATCTTTTAGTTACTCCTCAAACTTCTGGAACTATTTCCAGTGTTTCTTCATCATATGATTATATTGCTTTCAATCCTGCTGCAAAATATCTAGGAATTGGAACAAATACACCAATAGCAGGATTGGATGTAAGTGGTACTGGTAGATTTATAGGTACTGTTACTGCTCCAACTTTTCAAGGAACTGCTACAACTGCTACAAACCTTGCAGATGCGGCAAATATAACTACTGGTATTGTTAGTACTGCTAGATTATCTGGAACTTATGATATTAGTATCTCTGGAAATGTTGCAACAGCAACCACTGCTTCTGGTTTAACGACAACTGCTAGTGTAAACACAACTGGTATTATAACTGCTTCTAGTTTTGTAGGAAATCTTACTGGAACAGCAACCACTGCAAATAACGTAAGTTCTACAATCAATATTAATACTTCAGGTATTATAACTGCCTCTAGTTTTACTGGTAATCTTACTGGTGTGGCATCATCTGCAATACAATTACAAACCACAAGATATTTTAGTGTCAGTGGTGATGTTTCTACTGGTTCTTCGGTTGCATTTGATGGAACTCAGAATGTTGGATTGGCAGTAACTTTAGCACTTTCTGGTGTTACTTCTGCAACTTATGGTTCAAGTACTTCTATTCCATCTATTTCAGTTAATGATAAAGGAATTATTACTGGGGTAACAACTAGTGGAATTACTGTTGGAAATGGAACATTAGACCTCAAAACATCTGGAACAGGATTATCTGGTATTGCGACCTTTACTGCAAATCAAGCAACTGGAACTGCAGTTACGTTTACAGTAACATCTGATGCAACAAGTGCCAACACAGCAGGAGCAATTGTTGCTCGTGATGCAAGTGGAAACTTTAGAGCAGGAATTATTACTGCTACTACTTTCTCTGGAACAGCAACCACTGCAAATAACGTAAGTTCTACAATCAATATTAATACTTCGGGTATTATAACTGCTACTACTTTTTCTACTGGTATTTCAACTCAAAATATTGGATTTACTACAGGCATTATTAGTGGTCCAAATACAATTTTTATCAATCCTTATCAAATTGGTGTATCCACAGGAACTGTAAGAATTCTCGGAAATCTTACAGTTGATGGCACCACAGTCACAACCACACAAGCAACCATACAATCAAGTGCTACAACGATTGGAGTTGCAGTTTCAGAAACAAGTAATATTGTTCTTGATGGTGCTGGAATTACGATTGGTTCGACATCGATTCAAAAAACTTTACTATGGAATTATGGTTCAAGTTCATTAAAATCAAGTGAAAACTTAAATGTTGCTTTAGGAAAAGTTTATCAAATTAATGATAACCCAATTTTAAGTTCAACTGAACTTGCATCTAGTGTTGTTAATGCTCCTGGCATAACAACTGTTGGAACATTAAAACAATTAGTTGTTTCGGGCAATACATCAACAGATGCAGTCAAAATCACTCAAATTGGTTCTGGAAATGCTCTGGTAGTTGAAGATGAAACTAGTCCAGATGGAACTGCTTTTATTGTGAGTGCTAATGGTTCTATTGGTATTGGAACCACAATTCCATCATATAAACTTACAATTACCAATAATGCTCTTCCAACTAGTGGTCTAACACATGCGATTGCTGATTTTACTGGCAGTGTAGATGGTTATACTCAACTTAATATAAGAAACTCTCTTGCTGCCGCAAATGCTTCTTCTGATTTGATTGCTACGGCAGATACTGGGTCCGATACAACAAACTTTATCGACTTAGGTATTAATAATAGTACTTTCTCTTCTGGTTCTTGGACGGTCAATGGAGCATTAGATGGATACTTATATGCTTCTGATGGTAGTTTATCGATTGGTATTGCCACTAGTGATACAGCAAAATATATTTCATTCTTTGCTGGTGGATTACTGGCAGAAAACGAACAAGTAAGAATCAATCAAAGTGGTGTTGGGATAGGAACCACAAATCCAACAGCATCTCTTGAAGTTTTTGGTGATTCAAGAGTTTCAGGTATTATAACTGCTTCTAGTTTTGTAGGAAGTCTTACTGGAACAGCAACCACTGCAAATAACGTAAGTTCTACTATTAATATTAATACTTCAGGTATTATAACTGCTACTACTTTTGTAGGAAATCTTACTGGAACAGCAACTACTGCAACTACTGCAACTACTGCAACTACTGCCAATAACGTAAGTTCTACTATTAATATTAATACTTCTGGTATTATAACTGCTTCTAGTTTTACTGGAAACTTAACAGGTACAGCAACTACAGCAACTACTGCTAATAATGTAAGTT